TCACCTGAAGGTCCGTCATCGAGGCGCAGCTAGCGGTAGCCATCTGCCCAGTAGAGGACAGAGTCACGCACTCGGTCGAGGCCGGGAGGGAGAGGAAGGGAGTGACGAGGATATTCCCACTCATAGAGGCGGGAGCCTTGAAGCTGAAGTAGTTGGTCCCGTTGGACCGATTCTCAAGGAACCGGACTTCACCCGTCGAGGTATCCGCCGTATTGGGGATAGCCTGAAAGATATTGCTGCTCTGTTGCGAGAACAGCGAGGCCCCCAAGGCGATGAGGGCAGAGACAACAGTACGGATAGACCGCATGAAAATACCTTCCTGGTAGGTTTAGTTCGTGACCCCGATCAAGGGGACAGCCATCAGTTCCACGACAGAAGATGATCTACAGATAAACGTGTAGACATTGTACTGACCGTTGACGCCAGACGGAGGGAAAGAAGAAGCGCCAGTGTAGGCCGCGTTCCATGTGACATCAGATCCATCCAGCGTGTGCTTTAGCTTCAGGCTGAATATCTGACCCGTCTGGAGCGTGCCACTGCCTTGATACGTTGGCGCGGCGATTGTCGTCATCGCCCTGTCCAGAGTGATCTCCGAGTACCCATCGGCGGAATCCGGGGTGACAGTATTCGCCCCGGCTATCAGCGTGTAGTCTACAGAGATCCCACCAGTTCCACCACCGCCACCACCAGACCCGGTGTAGTCTCCTTGGATAGTGATGTTCCCCATGGGCTACTCCATATTTCCAGACTGGCAGACGAAGAACGTACTCGCATTAGCGCCAATTGTCTGGTTCAATCGCACAGCCGTTACCGGAGAGACAAGCATGACGACCGTATTCCCAGTCTGACCAGTGCCATCCGGGTGGTCGATCCATGTGCCGGATCCAGCGACATACGAAGACGCATAAACGTCATCAAGAGTGAATTGGATCGTGTAGGTGCATCCAGCGCCACCATACACACCAAGCGTTACGTTGAACGGAGAATCAGTCAACGTACTCAAAGGAACTGGGGCGCTTGCAGCAACCCCAGTCACGGTAATGCGAACGGGCTTACCCATAGCGCCCCTCCTCTTAGAACGTGGTGCTACCCATGCTGTAGATCGTCACGGCTTCCGACGCAGAGGTGACGTTGGTGAAGTTGATCAAGAACTCCTTCTGGGCGTTCTGAGCAATCGTCATCGTGCCACTGAGCGTGAGGCCAGTGTTGGTCGTCATCGTGATCGTCTCGGCAGCATCCGCCGTATTGCGGATCACCACGCGGAACGTAGTGCCGACGACAGCGCCAGGAACAGCAGCAAGGAGATTCGCGGCGGTCGGGAAGAGATCAGCGCGGCCAGCACCGTTCGGATCACGCAGAACAAAACCGTTCTTCAACTGGGCGGCAGTGTAGGTAACGGCACCAGCAGTGGAGACCGTAGTCGGGTTCATCTCAAAGAACGTCACGCTGGACGTATTGAGAACAACACCCGTACCCTGGGCCGAGAGGGTCAGCGAGGCATTCGCCGAAGCATCGGGGTTGTACCCCTGAAAACCATTCTGGCTCCGTACGGGGCCAGTAAACGAAGTGTTAGCCATCTTATTTCTCCTTCAAGGAAGATTATCTCATCAGTCTCTTGAACGTCTGCATAGCCAGTCTGAAGAGATTTTTGCTATGAGAAAGGGGGAGATTTCTCTCCCCCCTTAGAGTTGCACCGCTTCTGTTTAGGAAGCGCCGGGGCTACCGAAGATCCCAAGCGGATCCGACCAGCCCATGCTGTAGCGTTCGCGACCCTTGTACCGCATGTTGCCCGTCTCGAAGTCGCCTTCCGCCGAGGTCTTCAGCGTAACGCGCTCGAACATCTTCAGGCCGTTCGGCACATCCGTCTTCAGGAACCACGCATTCGTGTCCGTCAGATAGTGGTTGACCGTATAGCCTTCCGGCACCGACGACAGGTTGTAGATCGCGTTGATGTCGTTGTCAGCGGTGTTGGTCCGCAGAACCGACTTCAACAGGCGCTCCGCAACGAACATCAGGGCCGGGGGAACGATGAGCTTCCGGGGCTTCGCAGCGATCAGCAGGCCGCGCTCGTCCGTCCACCCAGCGATCTGGATGATCGCAGCTTCCAGCGAGGTCTCGTTGAGATCCGCGCCAGTCGTGGGACGGTTGGAGTTCGACCCACCCGTGATGAGCGGGTGATCCGTGGCGCACAGACGCTTGCCGTCACCACCGAGGTAGCTGGCGCTGAACGCATTGTTCAGAACATTCGCGCCCTTCACCTGCTTCGTGTTGGCAAACGCACGGGCCAGAGCCTTCGTGTACCGCTGAGCAACCGAGACGTACAGGTTGTCTTCCATCGCCTCTTCGGTAACCGCAAACCCGAGAGCAATCGTCTCGTGCGTGTACCGCGAGGTGTAGGCTTCCTGCGCGTTGTCGTAGGCAATGACGCCACCTTCCGACTTGACCGGAGCCGTACCGAAGCCCGAGAGCTTCACTTCTTCTTCAAAGGCGCGTTCCGAGCTAGAGATCTCGAAGATCTCCTTATGCTCTTCGCCATACCGAGCGTACTCCAGACCGAACAAGGCGTTCAGGCCAGGGACAAGCTCTTTCAACATCTGTGAACGAGTAATCGCCATGATTGATTCTCCTTTCCTTGTTCAGTTCTTACGCGCCCGTAGCGTTCTGGTAGGCGTGGACGCCCTGATTCCAGACAACGAGACAGTCGGTGTAGGCATCACCCGGCGTCGAGTAGACCGACTCCACGAAGCCGATGATCTTCACAGCCAGCGTGTTGGTCGAGGCAGTCGCGGTATGATCAAGAGCGCAGGTCGAGTTGCCACTCGTGGCCGAGCCAGCCGTGACACTCGTAAGCGGCGCATTGAGGCCGAGAGCGGTCGTGGCAATCGAACCAGTCGCCTGGACCTTGAAGACAACACTGGGGTCGTCAACAACGTAGACGTAGATGTTCGTGTAGCCAGCCGAGGTCGTGGCATTCGCGACGAGGTACTGCGACCAAGTCGGACGGCCAGTCGCATCAACGTACTCACAGCCGACGAAGATGCCGACAGGAGTGTTGCCATTGCGGGTGGTGGTAGGCGTAGCAGCGATGACGCTGATCACGCCAGAGTTCAGAGATACGGCAGATCCGAAGTAGATCGCGTTGGTGTTGTTAGCACCAATGCGGAACTTCCGAGCGGCAGCGCGGAGAGCGCCACCAGCAAGTTCGTACGGGATCAGGCCATAGGGAGTAGCAGTAGCAGCCATGTTCTTCCTCTAATTTCCTGTTCCGAAGGTGACCTTCGAGCTACTGTCGCGAAACAGCGGCATACGAGGATCATTTTCCTTCATGAGATTATTGTTGACCGCATCGGACTGACGGCGAGTGATGTCTTCGTAATAACGATTCCTTTGCTCGGCCATCGTACGAGAGGTTTTACAGAGAATGAGGCCACCGATCTCGATCATGCCAGACTTCGATTCATTCATGATGATCTCAGCCATGATCTCCGGGTGATCCTCCGCTCTCGCAACAGTCCATCCTTCACGAAGACGCATGGACACGTTGGAGGGGTCAGCTTCACCACGGATTGATTTGCGAACCCACCGGAATACCCAGTCAGCACTGGGGGTGGGGTCGGGCAGGAGCGAGGGGGGCTTCCAGTTTTCTACGCGGGATTCAGCTTCCCGAGTTTCCATCTCACGATTCGGCTTCATTATTCCATCTCCTTTTGCTGCTTCAGTAGTTCTTTGGCGTACTGCTGGGGAGTGATTCCCAGGCGCTTGGCGACGGCGAGAGCCGATTCCGTAAGCTGTACTTTGGTGCGGGTCTGGCCGCTAGGCGTCCGAGAGGAGCTAACGACGACACCGTTTTTGGGCTTAGGTGCTGGGGTAGCAGGCTTTTCCTGCGTCCCAGAGATACTGTTCTTGAATTGATTCACGGCGCTGTCAATGGCTTGGTAGTACTGATCTGACTCTGTATCAACTCCAGCGTTAACCAACTTGCTGTGGATGTCGATAGCATATCCAGTAAGCGCCATGTCCTCACCGAACCACGGGTTGCGTTCTTTCCACAACACAGCCTTAGCAGATACCTGAGGTGCCTGAGGTTGGGGTGCAGGCTGAGGAGCGTACTGAGGCTGCTGTGTTTCCTGTGGCTGTAGATAGCTTACACTGGACCCAGTCGGCGGGGTGTACGATTCCAGGACTCGCTTTTCATTAGCAAGCACCGCAATTGCTTCCTGCGCCGATGCCATCTTCTCCGTGTCGCCAGACTCGTAGGCTTCCTTCAACTGGCGCTTGGCAGCTTCCAGGTCGGACGCCTTCTGCTTAACAGAGGTATGGATCAACGCACGCTGACTGGCTTCGTTCTGCTGACGGAACTGCTCCAACTGCTGATGAAGTGCAGCAGCATAGTTCAGCGCCTCAGACTTCTCTCTCTCCGACCGCTCTTTCTGTCGGCGCTCCTCGTGGAACTCGTACTTCAGTCGCTTGATGCGCTTCTGCACGTTCTCCGAGTAGTTCTTGAGTTCGTCCTCTTCGTTCTGCGACTCCGGTTCACTGGCTTCCGTGCGCGGGGGGCGGCGATCTTCTTCAGGGGTGTCGTTGACGACCTCGATATCGAAGTCTTCTTCCGCGCCCTGGGGCTTCTCTTCCTCTTTCTCTTCAGCCTGCGG